GCGCTGAAAAAATCAAGACAAGGGAGCAGCTGACCGATATTTGGAACTCGGCCCATTCCCCCAAGGAACTCCAAGGAGGTTCCGGAAATTCCGCCTTGCAATCCGCCAAGGAGAGTGGTAGCGTGGCGGAAAGCAAGAAAGTGGACGCAATAAACAAGTATGTAACATCAACTGACGAAAAAATCAACGCCAAGCTTGGTCACAATGCAAACATTATTGGTGGCTGGTACGACAAACTGAAAAGCTTTGGAGAGGTGGAGGTTGGGTGGAGGGCGTCCGCTGGAAAAACCGACCAGACACAATCATACAAGAATGCATGGGATAAGCTCGTGAAAAAACTGGAAGATAGCGGGATGAAGATAACAAAAGAACCAGTCAAACACGGAAACGCCTGGGCAACATTACGCGGTGGGTTTTGGAACAGCGATATTTACAGGGTTGCGAAGGAAGGAACAAAACAAAACCTAAGCGAAGGAATTTCCTTTAAATTTAAAGAAAGTGATATTGCCAAAATCCCGAGCAACCTTTTCGGGCACCCGAAAAGCATACGCATAAGACAGTCTGCATTTTCGGACGCATTGGCTATATTTAAAAAATTCGGGATCAACAAAGATGATTTCACCAAGGACTGGAGCGACTATTATATGCTGAACGAACGTGGAATCGAAAAGTACGTCAATTCAGATATTGAAAAGTTCGCCCAAAAGCATGACCTCCGGAAGTCAAGGGCCACAATGGAGGAAAAACTGAAAATTATTGCAAAACAGTAGCCATGCCAACCTCCTGGACATCCCGCACCGGCACATCCTCGTCTTGGACGGCGAGGGTGTCCGGAGGCGACAACTACGCCTACGACTACGACGATCCCTACGACTCCCCGTACACCTACGACGGCCCTGTTCCTGGGGCCTCGACATCATGGGACTCCCGTTCCGTCCCGTCTACCTCTTGGAACCCACGCTAACATAGAAACATGGCAATCAACTTCCCTACATCGCTCGACACACTGGCAAACCCAGCACCAACAGACTCCCGCGCCACCGTATCCCTCGCCGGGAAGATTTCCGACCTCAACGACGCGGTTGAGGCGTTGGAGGCCAAGGTCGGAGCCGATAGCTCCGCCGTCACGTCCTCATTGGACTACAAGGTCGCCAACAAGGCGAACTCCGGCGCCACGACGGCTTCCGGCCTCACGATGTCCACGGCGAGGCTCCTCGGGCGCTCCACGGCCTCCACGGGCGCCATAGAGGAAATAACGGTAGGCTCCGGCCTCACCCTGTCCTCAGGTACGCTCTCTGCTTCCGGGGGCGGCGTTACCGACTACTCCGTCCGCGTAAGGAAATCAAGCGGACAGTCTATCGGCTCGTCGCTGACCGCAATGTCTTTCGATACGGAGGACTTCGACACGGACACGATGCACGACAACGTTACGAACAACACGCGCATAACGTTCACGCACTCCGGAAAATACGCGGTTGGCGGGACAATCACTACGGCTGGCAACGTAATTTCCGGACTTTCCATAAGGCTGAACGGCTCCACCACCATTGGATACATAACCGTCGGAAACTCCACCACAAACGCCAACAACGGGTGCCACCTGTCAACGGTCTATTCGTTCGCGGCCAACGACTACGTAGAACTTCTCGGGTATTTCGGATCAACACAGACGACTGGAAACGGGTCGGACGGACCTCAGTTCTGGGCCTATAAGATAGCATAATAACGCAATATGAACCAGCGCTTCCTGTACCGAATCCGCCCATCCGTCGGACGTGACGACGACGGCCCGGCGTCGGACTTTCTGGCACGCTACCCGGAATGCCAAGGCATCGCCACGCTTACCGACAACATTGTCCCAAAGGATAAATACAAGACCCTGCCGAACGGCCAAATCTCCGGCCTCCGCGTGGGTATCCTGGAATGGGACACCGCCGGGATGGCCGCCCTCAACTTCACCGACGCGATGATGGTTGAAGAACTCGTCAACTTCGGGCGCGACTTCGCCGTGAAGGCCGTTTCCAAGGAGGAGCTGGCCGCGTTTATCCGCGCTTACACCGACGTTACGGAGCGCGAGCCGGGACTGTTCGTCACCCGAGAGGCGTCCTCCGCTATGGGAATCGACACTCCGGAAACCCTTATAGATTTACGGTAGAACTATGCTAATCAGCATAGAATCGCACAAGCCGCACTCTATTTGGGGATTCCTCATCGCTTGGGCCACCCGCTCCGTCTGGTGCCACACGGCGATAATCGTCGGGAAAGACCGTTACGAGGCTTTGGTTGGCGCCGGATTCGTCAAGAGGCCGTGGAAGTACCGAAAGGGAACCTACGAGACCGTCTTAGACCTTCCTGAGCCAATCGCCGCGCGGTTCGTGGAATGCTTGGAGAAGATGATAGGCATGAAGTACCCCAACGTCGGTTGGTTGGCCCTCGCCTACGCGCTTCCCCTGTTCCGTGACATGAAGCGCAGGGCGTACTGTTCCCAAGCGGCCATAATGGCCTTGAAATACGCCGGGCTGTACTCTGGGGAGCATGACGCGCGGTTCAACTCCAAGCCCTCGCCGGGAGTCTTGTATTTCGTCGCGGAAACGCTTGCGGCCCGCCCGGATTTGCGTAAATTAGGCTCATAACCTAAAAACACATGGCGAAACTCTGCTCCGCTCCGAAGAAATCGCTTTCCAAGGCGCCCGTCAAGTCGATCTACAAGGCCCCCGTCAAGTCCGTTAAGCGCAAGTAGTCATGGACGGGCGCAAACTTTGGCTCCCGGCCACGGCGGTTCTCGCCCTGCTCGGTTCGGTTTTCGGCATAGGGGTGGCTTGGGCCAACCAGGCCAGCAAGATTGAAAGCCAGGACGCGCGCATTACCAAGCTGGAAATCGCCGTCCAGTCCATAGCCTCCACGATGGACGCCCTTAAGACCAGCAACATAGAGGTCAAAGTGAGCGTCCAGAACCTCACGGAGAAGGTCAGCGACATGGCCAAGGACATGAAGACCGTAATAACTTCGATTCGCTAATGGGCACGCAGGGCGACATCATGCGTTTGCAGTACGAGGTCATCCGAAACTCGCACTTCCGCGCCCTGACCCCCGAGCAGTGGATTAAGAACTACGCTCCGAAGTTCCGACAGAGAGTCAACGATATTTTGCAGAAGACCGGGAAGCTCCCGACGGCGGAAAAGATGGTCATTGAGCTTTCAGCATAATACCATGCGTAAAACCGGCAACGTGCTTTTCTCCGGGTCGTTCAGTTCCGGGAAGACCACGGAGTTCGAGTCCTTCGACGGGCACGGGGACGGGACGAAGGTTCCGGAGTTCGCAAGGATAATCCTCGCCAACGGGATGTACGGCAAGACGATAGCCGAAGTCCATAGGAACGGGAATTACGCCAATTTCCAAAGGCGAGTGGTGGCGTTCCACAGGCACTACGAGAGGCTCGGGCACGAAGCCGGGGGATGGACGCACGACGCCGGGACGGTTTCGGCTTGGGCTTACTCCCAAGACCTCCAAGAAGACGTCAGGAAGGCCGTTTCCACGGCCATAGAGAGGCACCTTATGGAATGCCCACCGCGCAAAGTCCTCGTATTCGAGCCGTTGAGAATCAAGGACGACGGGGTAAGGCACACCTCAAAGGAACTCCAAGCGACCGTCCACAAGCGCGTAATTGACCTTTGCGAAGGTCTCCAACTGGACTGGGCGTTAATCCCGGCGTGCGGGAGCGACCTCCGAAAGAAGGTAATCAAGGAAGAGCTGAAAAAATAACCCCCGTACCATGCCCAACAAGCTGGACAGGAGCATAGACTTGGAGGCGGCCAAGATTAAGGCCGAGGCGAGGGCCAAGGAGGCGGAGGCGAAGTATAAGAGGCTCCTGACCCGTTACGGGGCCTTGGAGAAGCAGAACTGCGTCCTGGCGGACGTTTCCAAGGGGAAGGCCCGTCCGACAGAAATAAGGGCCACCAAGAACGGGGTCGCGGAAGCCGTCGCAATGCTCGTCGCCTCGGATTGGCATATGGAGGAAGTGGTGGAATCCGAAAAGGTCAACGGCCTCAACGAATATAGTCCTGAGATAGCCAAGCGGCGTGCGGAGATGTTCTTCGTCAACGGCCTCAAGCTCGTCAAGCTGGCGGAACAGGGGGTCAAGATAGACCGCATCGTCATAGGGGCCTTGGGAGACCTGTTCTCCGGCTACATCCACGACGAATTGAAGGAGAACAACGCCCTGTCCCCGGTGGAGGCAATGATGTTGGTGCGGGATTCGTTCATCTCCGGCATAAATTACCTCCTCAAGAACTCCATCCACGACATAACGGTTGTGTGCAAGGACGGCAACCACGGCAGGAACACGGAGAAAATCCAAGTGTCCACGCGGACGGAGAACAGCAACGAGTGGTTCCTTTATCACATGATAGCCGACCACTTCCGCGACAAGCCGAGGGTAAACTTCGTGATAGACAAAGGGGAATTCACCTACCTTAAAATCTACGACACCACGGTCAGGTTCGTCCACGGTGACGGGGTGAAGTACGGAGGTGGGGTCGGGGGAATCCACATCCCTTTAAGGAAGGCCATAGCGCAATGGGACAAGGCCAAGCCCGCCGACCTTACCGTCTTGGGGCACTTCCACCAGCTTGAAAAGTCCAAGAGCTACCTCGTCAACGGCTCCCTCATAGGCTGGAACGCCTACGCAGCGCGGATAAAGGCCGACTTCGAGAGGCCGCAACAGGCTTTCCTGCTTATAGATAAGGAGTGGGGGCCGTCGGTGTTCGCCCCAATCCGGGTCACCGAAAGCCCGAAATAAATTTGATTTACACGGTAATATGATTATACTACCGTCGTAACCAAAAACTATGAAATATATCAAAACCACCCCTGACGAGATTGGCGTCCCTAGTTTCGACATAGAACAAGAAGCATATAAGTTCGCCACTGCCAATGGTCTTGGAAATGCTGGTGTGCGTATCTTTTACAATACACTTAAGAGGCTTGGAAAAAACGCAAGCCTCGTGGATGTCCGTAAGGAGTCTCTTAGGGTATATGCTGAATCTAAAGTAGATACGGAGGTAATCACCAAGACTAAGGACAAGGTGAACTCGCTCACGCAAGGCCCCGACCCTGTGGAGATAGACGAGAAGTACGCGACAGATTGGAGGGATCGCTAAATAAGCCGTCCTAAGCAAGACGCTAAACCGCCTCGTCCCAATGTTGAAACGGTATCAGTCCCGGCCAAATCCGGGGGTAATGGGGTTCGACTCCCCTTTGGGACATATTCACTCCCCTGGCGCAATAGTGAGCGCAAACGGCTTATATCCGTAAGGTTGCTGGTGCAAGTCCAGCGGGGAGTACCATAACCACCAAACCATGATTTCCAGGGCAGCGTTCAAGGAGATAGCCGACGCCGGGGGATTGGTCATCTTCCCGGCAAGGGAGTCGTTCAACGACGAAATATCGGGCAACTGCTTCACGGTGGTAGACCCGCTCTGGTGGGAAAGGAAGGACGACGACCTGCGGTACTCCCCGGTAACCTATACCAACGACAAGGAGGGGTGGGAGCAGTTCCTCACGGAAAGGTACATGGACGAAATCGCCCCGAGGTCCTACAAGCAGAAGCTCGAAATCATAACCGTAGACCGCTAATGAACGTCATCGACCTTCGGATGGACAACGGCCTTGCCGAAAAGAAAGAGGACGGCACAACCATCCATGTTGAAATGGAGGACGTGGAGAAGGCTTACGGCCCCACGGCCAAGTACCTCCTGCAGACCCAAGGGAGGATTCAGATCGTTCTGGACTCCAAAGGCCCAATCAAGCGTTCCATAATCGTCAAGTAACATCCCATTTTTATACAGTTTCATGGACGAAATCATCAGGCATCACCAGGCGGCGGTACACCATTTATCCACCCTGTTCGTCAACAACGACGTGGGCGACGCGCTTAGAAGGGCCATCATGGCCCTAAAGGCGGTCGAGGAACTTATAGAAGCCATCCGGGCTATCCGTAAAGACTAACCATGCAAATCATCAACGGCGACTGCCTCCTGGAAATGAAGAAGCTCCCGGACAACTCCGTGGACTCCATCGTCACCGACCCTCCCTACGGCCTGTCTTTCATGGGCAAGAAGTGGGACTACGACGTCCCTTCCGTCGAAATCTGGCAGGAATGCTTGCGCGTCCTGAAGCCCGGAGGGCACTTGCTGGCCTTCGCTGGTACGCGCACGCAGCACCGCATGGCCGTCCGCATCGAGGACGCGGGGTTTGAAATCAGGGACATGATCGCCTGGGTCTATGGTCAGGGCTTCCCCAAGTCCCTGGACGTGAGCAAGGCGATTGACAAGGCTGCAGGGGCGGAACGGGAAGTGGTCGGACTTGGGAAATACGCCAACCGTGGGAGGGTTGCCAGCGGTTCGCAGGTGGATGTAGGAGATTCTGCGTCTTCGTTTATCACCGCCCCCGCCACCGACGCCGCCAAGCAATGGCAAGGCTGGGGCACCGCGTTGAAGCCGAGCTGGGAGTGCGTGACGATGGCCCGCAAGCCCCTCATCGGCACCGTAGCCGAGAACGTCCTGGAATACGGGACGGGAGCAATCAACGTGGACGGGAGCAGGATTGGGACGGACGGCGGAACTCGGAGGGAAGGAAAGGCAGACAGGCCAAACGATGCAGGTTGGGAAAATATGCGAGGCCACGGCGTTGCGGAAATAAACATGGGCCGCTGGCCTGCCAACCTCATCCACGACGGCAGCGAGGAAGTGACGGGGCTGTTTCCCGGCCAAGATGACAAGAACGCCGCCCGCTTCTTCTACTGCGCCAAGGCGAACAAGAAAGACCGAGGGGAGGGTAACAATCACAATACGGTCAAACCCACCGACCTCATGCGCTACCTGTGCAAACTCGTAACGCGCCCCGGAGGCACCGTCCTGGACCCCTTCATGGGCAGCGGCTCCACCGGGAAGGGCGCGAAGCTGGAAGGGTTCGACTTCATCGGCATCGAACTCGACCCGGAGTACTGCAAGATCGCCGAATCCCGCATTAACGCCGCCTAACATGGAAATCCTCGCCGGCTCCCTATTGACCCCGGATACCGTCAACCCGACGGACTATCCCATCGCTGAAACGGACATCAACCTCATCACCAAGAGGGGT